ATTTGGGCTGATAACCGGCTAGCGATTGAGGCGCATCACGCGCACATGTCCGCGTTGACTTATGGTGTGTCGTTTGTGGCTGTGATGGCTGGTGGGGATGATGAGCCGGCGGCTGTTATCCGCACACTCTCCCCTACGTCGAGCACGGCGCTTTGGGATGCGAATAAGCGTCGGGTGCGTTCGGCTGTTTCGGTGGTGTCGGCTGAGTCCGGTTACCCGACCGAGTTCATTCTGTTCCTTGCGGACAAGGTTGTGACTGGCCTGTTTGAGAATGGTCGTTGGGTTGTTGAGTCTGAGGCTCACGGCATGGGGCGTTGCCCTGTTGTGATGCTCGCTTATGACTCTTCGCCGGAGTACCCGTTCGGGCGGTCGCGGATTAGCCAGGATGTTTTGCGGATCACGGATGAGGCTATCCGTACGAGCCTGCGCATGGAAGTTAGTGCCGAGTTTTACAGCACGCCGCAGCGTTATGTTTTGGGCGCTGATGAGGGTTCGTTTGTGGGCCCGAATGGTGAGCAGCGTACGGGCTGGGAAGTCACCATCGGCAAGCTCCTCGCTTTGGGCTTGAATGAGGATGACGATAAGCCGACTGTGGGGCAGTTCCCGCAGATGTCGATGCAGCCGCACGCGGAGATGTTGAAGACGATTGCGGCGAAGTTTTCCGGGGCTACGAATATCCCGGTGAACGCTCTCGGGATCATTCATGACAACCCGGCGTCTGACGCTGCGATGCACACCGCTTACCTTGATTTGAATGCTGATGCTGAGTCGGCGCATGAGCCTTTTGGGGCTGCGTGGGTTGATGTTATGCGGATGGCTGTGCAGATCACCGCGGGTTCTGCGGATGGCCTTGAACTGTTGTCTACGAAGTGGCGGGATCCGTCTACGCCTACGAAGGCTTCCGCGGCGGATGCGGTGACGAAGCTTGTCCAGTCCGGGGTTTTGCCTCCTGATGCTGATGTGACGCTCGAAATGATGGGCTTTGATCAGGTCACGATTGACCGGGTTGTTGAGCATCGCAAGCGTGCGGGTGCTGGTGACCGGTTGCAGCAGTTGTTGGCTGTTGCCCAGTCTGGTGCGGCGCCTGGTGATGTGGGTCTGCCTACTGGTGAGGATCCGGCGGCGTTGCGTCAGAAGTTTGAGGCGTTGGGTGTTGCGATTCGTGCGGGTGTGTCGCCTGAGTCTGCGGCTGCTGCTCTTGGTTTGCCTTCGTTGAAGTTCACTGGTGCTGTTCCTGTTTCGCTTCGTTTGCCTGAGTCTGAGGCTAGCGGGCTTGAGGATGCTAGCGGCGGTAGTGGCCTCTGATGGCTACGGCGGCGCAGGTTGAGGCGTTCCGTAGCGGTCTGACTGCTTTGTTGGGTTTGGCTCATAACGACCTCCTTTCGGTGTGGCGTTCGCTGGACTATTCGGATGCTCGTTCGGTTCAGGCTGTCCTTCTCGATGCGTTCCCGGATCTGGTGCAGACGTACGGGTCTACTGCGGCGTTGCTTGCGGCCGACTTTTACGACGAGTTGCGCGGTGTTGCCCCGACTGCGGCTAGGTTCCGTACGGTCATGGCTGAGGACGTGAATGTTGCGCAGGCGCAGGCTAAGGCGCGGTGGGCTATCGGCCCGCTGTTCGGGGTTGCTGACCCGGCGCAGGCGCTCAACAACCTGACCCTTGGTACTGACCATCTGGTGAAGCAGTTCAGCCGCGACACTATCGCACGGAACGCCGCTAAAGACCCCTCGCGGGCGATGTACGCGCGCGTACCGGGCGGGCGCGATACGTGCGCGTTCTGCCTCATGCTGGCCTCACGCGGCGCCGTTTACGGCTCCTCGTCCGCTGCCGGCGAGATGAACAAGTACCACGGCAAGTGCGACTGTGTCCCCACCCCTGTCTGGTCTAACGATGACCTGCCGGAAGGGTACGACCCGGACGCGCTCTATGACCAGTACGCGAGCGTCCACGAGGCGGGCATGACGGCCAAGGAAACGACGGCTGCTCTACGCCAGGCGTACGACATCAAATAACTTCCACGGTTCTCCCGTGAAGCGGTTACGCACACCGTAAGTGCGGCCAATGTAATCAGCCGACAGGCTCTAAACGGATGGATACACCTATGTCTGATGACATTACCGCTGTTGCGGGAGAACACACCGACGAGTCTACCGAGGAATCGTTCAAGGCGCCTGCTACGCAGGAGGAACTTGACCGGATCATTCAGGGGCGACTCGACCGGGAGCGCAAGCGCTTTTCTGACTACGACGACATCAAGGCTAAGGCCGCGAAGTATGCCGAGTTGGAAGAAGCCAATAAGACCGAGGCTCAGAAGACTGCTGACAAGTTGGCTGCCGCTGAGAAGCGTGCGACCGAGCTTGAGGGTAAGGCTCTGCGGGCTGAGGTTGCCGCTGCTAAGGGTGTCCCTGTTGCGCTGCTGACGGGCAGTACGCAGGAGGATCTTGAGGCCGCGGCGGATGCGCTTATTGCTTACCGGGGCGAGCAGAAACCTGCTGGCCCGTCTTCGTCTTCGCTCAACAGGGTGAATTCGAACACTGTGAAGGGCTCGACTGGCGACCAGTTCGCGGACTTCTTCACATCCAAACTTTCCTCATAAGGAGTAAGCCAACATGGCTGGTATCGATCTTAACCGGACTAGCTCCGGTGTTTCTGCCCTTCTGCCCAAGGAAATCTCTTCCGAGATTTGGGCTAACGCTGTAACCGACTCTGTCATCATGCAGGCGTCCCGCCAGATCACCCTTCCGGGTTCTGGCATCACCATCCCGATGGTCACCGGCGACGCTACGGCCAACTGGGTGAACGAAACGGACGAGAAGCCCGTTTCTGACGCAACGGTTTCGTCCAAGTCGATCACCCCGTACAAGCTGGCTGTTATCGAGGTGTTCTCTGACGAGTTCCGCCGCGATCTGCCTGCACTGTATGCCGAGCTGGCCCGTCGTCTTCCGTCCGCTCTGGGTCGCAAGTTCGACAGCACGATCCTGCACGGCACGGCTCCGGGCTCGAACTTCGATGTTCTGTCCGGTTCGACCGCCGTCACCCTTGACTCGACCGACACCCTCGGCGACCTGGTTACCGCGCTGACGACCGTCGGTTCTGCCGGCGGAGACCTGTCGCACTGGCTGATCAGCCCCCAGGCTGAGGGTACCCTGATGACCGCCAAGGACGGTGTCGGTAACTACGCGTTCCTGCGCGACGCCCGCACCGATTCCGGTTCCATCGGTTCCCTGTTCGGTCGTGACGTTCTGCGTTCCGCGTCGGTTTACAACAACCCGACCGACCCGACGAAGGACACCATCGGTTTCGCCGGCGACTTCGCCCGCTCCGCCGTGTGGGGCTCCGTCGAGGGCATCCAGATCAGTGTCTCTGATCAGGCGACCGTGAACAAGGGCGGCACTCAGCTGAACCTGTGGCAGCGCAACATGTTCGCGATCCGTGCCGAGGTTGAGGTTGGTTTCGCTGTCCGTAACGGCGCTCACTTCGTGAAGCTCCTGAGCGCTACGGCCACTGCCCCGTAATGCTTCTTCTTAACCCTCACACGGGGAAGCTGGTTGACGTTGCTGAGGCATTCGTTGATCAGCTTTCCCGTGCTGGTTTCAAGAAGCAGGAACCGGAAGACGTGGCACCCGCCGAGGCGGTTGCTGCGCCGCGTGCGAAGCGTTCTCCGCGTAAACCCCGTATCTAGTTAGGAGGCGTCATGGCTTGGACTACTGCGGCTGAGGTTACGGCTGCGTGGATTGGCGGTGACGCCCCTACGGAGCCGGTCCTGGTTGATGTGTGGATTGGTAAGGCTGAGCGGCTACTCAGGGCTAAGGTTCCTGGTCTGGATTTGCGGGTTGCTGCGGATCCCGTGACGGAGCCTGACCTGTTGGGCAACGTCAAGGACGTTGTCACGGCGATGGTTCAGCGAGTGTTCCGTAACCCGGAAGGCATTAGGCAGCGTCAGGAGACGACGGGCCCGTTCACTGGGTCTGTGACGTATGGCGGGGACCAGCCTGGCGCATTGTGGGTGACTGATGCCGAGTTGGCAATGGTTTCTGTTGGCGGCTCGAATCGTGGTGCGTTCACGGTTGACACGATCCCTGTCACGTCGCCGTTCAGCCCGTATTATGTGCCGCCGATTGGTGGTTGGTGATGCCGGTTGTTTTCGGGTCGTATTTGCCGTGGCGTCGGCATCCTTATGGCATAACGGCTGGTTTGCTGAGGCATTCGCCGGGTGCTGTGGTTGACGGGTACGAGGAAGCCGAGACTTGGTTGGCTGCGATCCCGGTTCCGGGTTGTGCGCTCGCTCCGGGTGATGTGGTTGAGAACTTCGAGGCGAACCGTGATGGCGTCGGTGTGGAGTTCACGCTTTACATGCCGCCTGGTTCGACTGTGAAGGCCCGCGACCGAATCTCACTGCCGGGTTATGCGGATCCTTTCGAGGCAATTGGGCCTGGTAAGGATTGGGGTCGCAACCCGTTCACTGGTAGGGCTTCGGGCGTTGTTGTTCAGTTGGGTCGTTTTGATGGCTGAGTATCTGACGTTCCCGAATCCGGCTATCTGGCTGATCCGTTACCTTGACGCAGCCTTGGACGTCCCGGTTGTTGGTGAGGTGCCTACTACGCGCCCTGCTTCGTTTGTGGTGGTTGAGAACGGCGGCGGATCGCTCGTCACGAAGGTAACTGATGGCGGGCAACTGCTGGTTGGTTCCTGGGATACGACGAACCCGAAAGCGGAACGGCTCGCGGCGAAGGTCCGGGCCCTGGTCAACGCGGCGCCGGGCGTGACTGTGCAGAGCGAGTATTGCAAGGCCGTGACCGAGTCCGGGCGCCCCGTTTA